TGGTAAATATGAGTTAATGGAGGGTTGGCATAGAACAATGTCAATTTTACAAATGGGGGATAATGATGAAGGTTATGGTAATTGGGATAAAGTTAAATTAAGAGCATTTGTAACACCAAATCCAGACTTCAATAAAAAATAAAAGTGAACCGGGAAGGATTCGAACCTTCGACCGTCTGCTTAGAAGGCAGATGCTCTATCCAGCTGAGCTACCGGTCCATTACGTACTCGGGGCGGGAATCGAACCCGCACTCCCAAATGGGAACAAGATTTTAAGTCTTGCGTGTCTACCTATTCCACCACCCGAGCATTCAGTAGATTATTAAAATATTCAATGACATATTTAGCGTAGGAAGTAAGTACATCCCTACCCTCAAACACAAACATTTCTTTACTTTTACTTACTGCATCGTTATACAATAATTTAAACTTATCTATATTTTCTAAATTAATCATTTTCGTTAGTATTAACACCCGGAAGTGGGTTACATTGACATTGATTCATTAATAATTTCTGATAACCTTTAGTTACCTCATCTAATCTCTCTAAGAGATCTTCTATTCTTTCTTCTTTCTCTTCGATTATTTTATATAATCTCTGATTTTCTGTTTCTAAACTTAATTTTGATGTACTCATAATACAAATATACTAATAATAAATTAATAAAACAAAATTTTAAGAGTATTTTCTACTTATCTGATAGATTTCTTCCTCTAGTTCTTTTGCGGATATTACACCATCATTAAAATCAACATTAAATCCTTCACACCTAATTGCATCTTCTAATGAAATACCCCTAAGTACTTTTTTCCACTTTTTATGTATTTCTTCTTCACTCATAATCTACCTATTATGTACTATTTTATCCCTTAATTTTTGAGGTAAAAAATTATGTTCTATATATACCCCAATTACTTCTTTCCAATCCATACCATCCATCATTGTATCATTGATAAAACTATTTGAGATTGTATTTCCAATACTACTTCCACCTATACTTATATAATGGTTATCGTTATATTGGATAGTGATTAACTCGTTTTCGTCATTCATAATTTTGATATTACATCTAAAAATAAGTCTGTATGTGAATACACCTTATCTGGATAATTACACTTCATTCTTTTTGCCCAATCATATGCCCATTCATGTGCATTATTGGTTTGTTCTTCAGTTGTGCAACTACTCACCACTTTTTTAACATAATTAAATTGTTCTCTTAAATTTAACATAACACTCTTTTTTTAAAATTTTCTAAATATTTTTTTATATTTTCTGCACCTACAGGATTTGCGGAGTGCACTAAATAACTTGGTATATCTTTACCTTTATCTAAACAATATTCACATAACCATCTACAAGCATCATATCCAGTTTTTTCTTTAAGACTACCATAATTTATATCTCCTTTTTGATTTTCAGGTAAATATGCATCATACGAAAGATCATGATCGAAAGAAATGTGTGTGGGTAACCCAAACTTATTTATTGCATCAATAAATTGATAGTAATCTCTTACTATAACCCAATCGTTATCACTTTCATATAATGGATTAACTGTTAGTTTAAATACATCATAAGGCGTTCTAATATCGTCTAAAAATATTTTCATAATAAACTTTCTTTTATACGTTTTGCGGTAGTAATTAATTTAATTATACCCTTACTCCCTAATTTTTGGTGTACATCTGATAAATCAAATCGTTTAGGCATATATACCATTAATACCCTACCGTTCAATTTAGTACTATCTAATTTTTTATAAAGATTAATTGCATCTTTTTCTGCATCGTTATCTAAAACTATTATAACTTTAGCGGATGCATTATCTATTAATTTTTTAAATAATAAATCATTTAATACTTTACCTAACATAGGAATGCTATTTGGTAGTGTGATATGATCGAATACACCTTCTACTAAATAAATGTTAGAATCCCAATTAATTTTTCCTTCATTAAAAATAATCTCCATTTTAGATACTTCAGGATTTTTATATTTCAATTTAGTATAATTTTCGAAACTTCTTCCTAAAAAATAATTTATATTATTTTCACTATCATATGATGGGAATATAATTCTATTTCTATAATCGCCCACATTAGCGTAACCTAAATTAAATTTCTTAATTAAGTCTATACCAATATTTCTTTTACTAAGATATTGTATTGCTTGTTGATATCCACTGTCGTTCCTTTCTATAGTTAGCGGTGTAAAATTTTTGGGTAATCCCGTTATAACTACCTTTTCTTTATCTACAACAACTCTCTTATTATCAGGTATAACTAACTGATATTGTTTCATATGGTTTTTACTACCATACTTCCTAATAAGTTTATTTAATGTTCCATGTGTACCATAGGTTTCTGAACAAGCCCAACATTTATAAACATGATGAAAATAATTAACTTCTAAATTACCCTTTCCATCTCCAACGTCTAAACCTTTAATGGATGAACATACGGGACAATCAAAGGATATTTGACTTTTGTTTTCATAATGTTTTTTAGAATTACCTAATACATCCTCTAAGATTTCTACAACTAATTGTGACATTTCACAAATATAAGAATTTTTTTTTAAAAAACCAAATTATACCCAGTTTCCACATTTTCTCATCCCACCTAACACACATGCGTATGCATCAGTCATATCATAATTTTCTTTAGTTAATTTGTTGTGTTTATCATACATCCATATAACTTGGGGTTCAATTTCACTAACTTTTTGGTGTATCACTACTTTTTTATCTATGTCGTAAGGTAACCCGCCAAATAAAACGGGATTCTTTTTTAATATCTCTTTTTCAGTATATCTATCTCCTGATTTTTTAAATAATCTAATTTGCATTAACTCTGGAAATGCAAATTTTCTAGCATCATAGGAGGAGACAAATTCAGGCACAATATTCAATACTTCATATACTGACCTACATATCATACCATTAAATCGCAATAATGTTGCTACTGTATTTACGTTATTAGATCTTAATAAAGGTTCTTCAATAAAAACTCTATCAATTTCTATATCACTATATTTTTCTAAAAAATCCTCTTCAAATATTTGAACTTTCCTAATAAGTGTTTCAATATTATTTGTGGGTTTAGGTTTAACTTTTGGTGTTATGTGTGTTAACAATTGTAATTTACCATTCTCACCTTTATCTTCAAAAAGTGCGATACCTATAGTTTTTGTGGACACATCTAGCCCTAGAATTCTACTCATTATAAAACATTTTTTTTATTAAAGTTTTTCAACTTTATTTATAAAATAACTTGTACATCAAATATTACAAAATCATTTTTCTTTTTAATAATTTGTCTATCTGCTTTACCGATAGCCAATACTTCACCAGTTACGTCAGTAATTCCAATCTCTGTAATCCTAACTTCATCATTAATATCAATTGTTGGATTAGTGGATCTAAAAAATTCACCTCTACCAGCAATACATATTACATTTTGTACTAAATTATTAACAACACTATCTACAGTAGTATTAAAAGTACCACCAGAATAATAATAAAAACCTAAATCATTAGTTACTGTTCCCGTTTCTGTGTCACCCGTAAAATCAATTGCAATATTATTTACAATTGTAGGGTCAGTAAATGCTAAAATACCTTTATCTAAATACGCCACCCCAATAACTTTATCTACATTTATCCCTGTTGGTGCAACTGTTTTAGTGTTTATTAATTGTTTATAATTAACACTGAATGGTTTAAATTCATCATAACCCGTAGCCCAACTTTTATCTGAGTCATTGTTCGGTCTTTGCACGTTATCTGAAACCATATAACTTACCGGAAAATCCGTACCAAATAACCCATTAGTGAATACTGAACCATCTTTATATCTAGCATCTAATTGTACTAAACTATATTGTCCACTATTAACAAAGGTGGAATAACAATCATAAGTAGTTATTCCTGTGGCTTCACCACCCGATGTGTATCCTGTTACTATAGGTAATGTTGTTTTTATAGTTTTACCATCAATTAATTCACCATAACTATCATTATTAGCTACAACCATTAATACTTTATTTGTTGCTAAACCACTAAATGCGGTATCTAACCAACCTCCTCTTGTTGAGGTGGTTCCTGTAAATAAGTTTTTCTTAGACTCTAATATAGGTAATCTTAAACTTTCAAAATAATTAGTAAAAGAAGAGGTTTTATCATTTTTATCTATAACTGTATATGTTAAGTTATTTCCACTTACTACTGTTTCACCTAATGGTATAGTAGTATTGGTTATGACATTAGAACCTGACTCTACCGACTTTATTGTAATTTGAGTGTTACTCAAATAAAGTTTATTTTTAATCCCTACACCGACATCAATATTATCATTTACTCCACCATTTTCTCCTAAATCCCCACTATTTGATGGAACTAACCCTGAACTTAAAATACCACTAGTTTGGTAATTTGCATCAGAATCTCCTATCACAAAATGGGTTAGTATTTGATTACTTTGAGTAAGTAATCTTTGTCTTCCAGCTAAAGTTAATTTTGCCGTTATCGATACTGTGTTTGCTGAACTAATAAATCCCATCTCAATACTTTTTAAAAATCAATTGTTAATTCAATAGAGGCAGTACTACTATCCGCTATTCTTATTGGTCGAGAAAGTTTCCCCACCATTACTAAATTACCATCATTATCTAATATACCTACTTCAGATACAAATCTATCTTCCCCAATAGTATAAGTGGTATTAGAACTACTTTGTAGTTGAGCACCGTCTACATTTATTGTGAATAGTGTTTTATAAATTGTTGCCCCTATAAATGTTCTTAAGTTACCATAAAATAATCTTTCGTCACCAAAAGTTAATTTTCCATAACTTTCACCTTTAGGTAAATCTAATTCTACACCTAAATTAAATGTGTTACCACTAGCCCCATTATATTGACTTCCTTTTAAAATAAAACCTGTATTATTACTATTTTGATTTTCTAATAAGAATGGGCTGATGGTTTCCGATGCACCACTGGTAATATTAACACTAGTATAATCTATTTCTCTCCAATCAGATGGGTTTGGTCGTGTTTGATTTGCTTTATTAATTTTTTGACTTAATAAAACAAATTGATTGGCATAAAAACCATAACCATCATATGAAAGAGATTCTAATTTTCTCATATAAGGTAACTGATCTACATTGTTTATTCTAAATTGTAAATCTTTATCCGTTGCAGTATTATTATCTAACACTGTATATCGTTGGCAAGGTAAGACAGATGTAAATCCACTTGTACCACTATATTGTAAACCGTAAGTTAAATACATTGTTTCCCCTGCCTCTATACAACCAGTACAATCACCATCGACTGGTGGGATTAAACTCGCAGATAAATCAGGTAAACTATAATTTCTATTTGATTTATAAGACATTGCCGCCAATAATTCTTCATTATCAATAACAACTATTTTAAGTTGTGGGAATACCTTACCAACCGATAAGGGTGCATTTGGGGTAACGCTCATACCACTAAATTCAATTAAATCATAATATTCAATGTCCGTATTAGTTAGAGTTTTTTCTATAGTATCACTTACAAATCTCATCCCTAATGTAGTACCACTACCAGTACCTTCATTTCGTCTATGCCATAGTACTGGTACATCTAAATTTAATAACTTACCACTATTACCATCAATATTAAACATTTCACCATAAAAGTTAGAAATACAACTATTAGTATAATGAATAATTGAAATTCCTTTTATATATGGGTCCATATAACTAACAGATAACCTATCACTACTTAAATTTAAGGTTGGTGTTTCATTATATTTTAAAAATTGTTTTGTTCCCGCATATTGTTCTGAACCAAATAAATTGTGGTTATGATAATTTTCTAAATCATCTTTAAATTGTCCTGCCATATTTTCAGTCCACACATTATTCATATTCCAAACTGGTATGTTTTCTACACAAATATCACAACTACTATCAAAAGAAAGTGTACCTGTATTCCAATATGAAGAAAGAGAAGGTAGTCCATAGTAACTATCTTCGGGATCATCTCCTCCTGGTAAGGTATAATATGTAATAATTGTGCCAGCAAAACCACTAAATGTTGGTAATTCTCTATCTACTTTAATGGTAGATCCACTAATAGTAGTAATGTTATAAAATTGATTTATTGTCGCTGCCGTCATTGTTGGTGTGGTAATATTACCTAATGTTGGGTTACTAAACCTAAACATTATAAAATCATCCTCGCTAGTTGCAGTTAAAGTTATACCACTTAACACCCCTTGTACAAATGGTGTTGTATCTATTTCTCCAGTAAAATTACTTAAATCTATAGTACCACTTTCTTTAATAAATCTTTGTGAAGTTTGTGCGGTTAAACCTACATCTACTGTAGATCCTGAGAAAAATCCTCTATCTGCCGCTTGATTACTTACAACTCCTTTAATTAACTGTAAACTACTATTAGTATCAATAGATTGTATAAACTCATTATTATTATCTAATAAGAAAGATGTGAAATAAGGTTGTTCATCTTTTGGTCTTAATACCTTAGAATAAATATTTTTAGTTACTGAACCATCCCCACCATAAAAATAAAATTCTCCTGTTGAAGCGTCGCTACTAGGAACAAATTCTTTCCATCCCTTAACGTAATTATAATCTACCTCTGAATCACCCGCTAACCACGAATTATAGGTCAATTTTCCTTGTGCCAATTGTTCTCTACCTATATCTGTTAACTTTACTCTTACTAGTGCGGTATTTTGTTTATTTATGTAACTCATTACTAACTATTATTTTATTATAAATATGCTCAATGTAAATATTATTAATAAATATTTCCCTTATTAGTGACTATTTCTATCGGAACAGTATCACTATAAGCTATACTTGTTATTATTTCCCCAACTATAGGTGTATAAAATTTTTGATTTTTTACCCTATATATTAATTTGTCACCTGCAACTGCATCACTAAAATCCATCTCCACTGAATAACTATCTTCATCTATTATATAAGGTGTAGTTGCAATATATTGTATGTTTTCAAAATGTTTATCATCTTCATCAGTTACCTCAACAGTAAATACACCACTTTGTCCCAAAATGGGTGAGTTACTTATTGTCCAAGATAATGTAGGTCTGTTAGTTTGTAAAGGACCAAATAACCCCGTTATTGGGTTATAAAATGCTTGTATAATATCTCTGGGTTTTACTTCTACTAAAATTATAATTCTTTTAGGGTTAGAAGATGAAATCATATATTCAATATTGTTAGATAATAGTTCACCATTTAGTGATAATCCTACATCACCTTGGGGTAGAACAGGTAGATAATATTCAAAAGTATTTTCAGTAGTATTATAATATAATTTAATATCATCAGGTTGTTTATTAGTTACACCACTCACAATAGGGGACGTAACTACATATGAATCCACTTTTAAATTTTCAGCTTGACCATCAAAAACAAATACTAATGTTACCACCCTATCAGCTAAAGTCGGTGTATAAAAATCAACATAAGAAATACCTTCTGTTTCAGTATTAGAACTATATTCCAAACCTTTTGCTAATTGTACTCCATTATATGTTACAATAGGATCAGATAACGATTGATATCCAAACCTAGTTTGTCCTGATGTGGTAATAAATGAATTAACTGTTAAATTTGAGATTAGATTAGTAGTTGCCACATCCGTGTTAACGAAGAATGGTTTATCTGCTTCATAAATATTTAGAAAATACCAGTCCGTTTCAGGATTATATATATTATATTCCGTACCTATTTTATAAGTATTAACAGTATTTCTTCTTATTTCTAATTCTCTTTGTAATAAAGTCTTTATAGGGTAATCGTAATAACCTTTAATTAAAAACTCACCCTCATCAATTCTATTTAATGGTATGTTTAATTGGGTTTCACTATATCCAGTAGTTGCACTAAATTCAGTATAATTATAAACTTGTTCATATGAGGGCTCTCTATTAAATGCACCTGCTTCTATATTATAGGGGTAAACTTCTGCAGTAAAATTAAGTTTGTTAGGTGTAACAACATCTGATACATCATTCATAACCAATTCAAAATCAAAAGGTGTTCTTCCTCTTTTACTTACATAAACATATCTATCACAAGAAAGGGTTTTAGTAGTTATAACATTAGGTAACCCCCATGTAGATGTAACCCCACTACTAATACCTGTTAATGAAAAACCTCGTTCATTAAAATTACATTGTACACCTAAACCATTAGGTCTATGAATCACATGTAAAAAATTTCTTAAATAATCGGCAGCATATATCTTTTCATCTGGACCCATTTGTAATGCACCTAAGCTAGTATCTTCAGGTAATTCAGCCACAATAATACTATTCTCTAATATTTGAGTTGTAGAACTGTATGTTAAATCATATTGAATTATTAAATTAGCTGCACCATCACTCACATAGAATTTAGTAGAATCAGATGAATACTCTAACCCATATGGTCCTTGACCAAATCTGGTTTCCCCACTAATTAAAATTTCATTCGACAAAGTACCACCCGTATTGTTAAAATCCAATATCTGAATTATATTTTCATCATATAATAACGAAATTAATTTTTTACTATCTGGTGATGTTTTCATATATCCCCTACTAGTAGTGTGTGTTACCCCCGTATCACTAATAACTGGTCCAATTAAACCTCCAGTATTTAATCTATAAGAATAAAATTTAGAATCGCCACTAGTGTGAGTTATAATCCAATAATCTACTTCATTTTCATGTGAACAAGCAGTAACTTTTTCGGTAACAGGGAAGGGAATTAATTTAAGATTTTTTAAAGTAACTTGTCCTTCACCATCTTGTTTTACCATATCCACAATACTATATTCAAAACCATTAGGGTTACCCTCATAATCTGTCGTAAATAAATAATAATTTTTACTATTAGGTTGGGGAACTATTAACGATGACTGCGTAGACGTACCCGAACTACTTAGGTTTGATCCTTGTACCATCACTGTATTACCACTGGTATAAACAGTATTTCCATCTGTATAAAATAATAATTCTCCGTTTTGGTTGGAAATGGATGCACATCCTTCTTGAGAAACTACCGAACCAGTTATAACTACTGGTGTTGCACCACTTTCAATAGTTTGGAAATTTATTCCCGCCCTTTGTCCAAATAACCAATTATAATTTAATCTATCATAGGTATATTCATTTCCTTCATAAGTAATCGGACCACATAATGTATCATTACTACCCGAAATTGGTATCTTACGTGTACCTCTAGGGGTAAACTGTGGGTAATCAAAACCATAAACATCTGATCTTTCTTCATGGGAATATTTATCTTCATTACTGAGTGGCTCCCACCCTAAATAAATTTTCTTTTCACTTATCGCACCATAATGTAAATAAGTTTTCCCCCCATCAATATATTGCATAGGTATATTATCAAAAATATTAACCTCTTTAAGTATACCATCATCATCTACTTCATATTTAAATAAACATAATTTATTTACTGATGAAGTATTTAATGCCACATTACCTAAAGATACTGGTACATTTTTAAAAATTAAATTTCTGATTTGGGAAAAATCATCCATAAAATAGGCATTATTAATAGTAAATAAAGATGGGGAAAGAGAATTTGCTAAATAATTAATGTTCAGATTAATATTTAATTCTGTCCTTACTTCGTTTTCTACAATAACATTACCATTTACTGTAAGTGGATTTATAATATTTCCTTTAATTTTCGCCATTATCTATAAATATATTTTATATTTCATTTTATACACAATCTACTATTAATTGATCGTTATCATCCCATTCATCATCCCCAATTACTGTCACATTTCCTTCATATTCATTAGTTTCATAAATTTGAGTTATAAAAACAGTATTATATGTGGATATATTAGTGGACACCGCTCCCTCAATACACTTTTTATATTTTTCTCTTAAACTTTCTAAATACGCTAACAGACTAGTATACTCGGAATTAGAAGTACAACCACTTATACTATTATTAGGTGTATTCATAAGTTGTTGTTGTACCATCTCTATTTCAACACTTAAAGAATAACAATCATTCTTAGTACTCTGAAAATCTTGTTCTGCCTGTACTTGTTGTGCAGCTAATTCTTCACATTGTTTTTCTAATAAAATTAATTGTTCATTTAAATCCGTTATTTGTTGAGTTAAGGAAGTTTCTGTTTGAGTTAGAATATTTAGTTGGTTTGTTAATGATTGTAATTGCGTTATTAGTTGATCCAATTGTGTGTTAGATGTTTGACCATTTCCTCCTGAAACAGGTGAAGTAGGTGGTTTTACATCTCCAACAGTAGGTACTTTAGTGTTACCAATAATATCGCCCCCCACCGTAGGTAATTTACTACCACCGGTTAAAGGTGTTTTACCATTTCCACCAGTCGCAGGTGAAGTAGGTGGTTTTTGATTATAAGGGTTAGTAGTTAACGGTGGTTGTGCCGCTTTTTTATTAACATTACTATCAATAACTTTTATATTATTCTTAGGTATCATACTTTTTTATTTTAACTTCTACTATTTCTTTTTTCTCTAGCCTGTGTTTCTTTATTCTGTTGTTGTTGCTTTATTATTTGGGTTTCTTTTAAACTTTCTTTTTCTTTTTGTTGTAATTTAATCTCTTCTATTTCTTTTCCATTTCCATCATTTTGTACTATTGTAGATTCATTATTAGAATTTTGATTTTTAATGTCATTCTTAATAGTATTAATTGCTAATTGTGTAGCAGTTATCTGATTAGTAGCAGTATCAAGTTGGGTTTGTAAATCACTTATTTGTTGTTGTATTTGTAAAATCTCTTCTTGACAATCATTACTTTCTTGTGGTAAACATCCACCACCTAAACAAATTTCTTCTACTGCAACGTCTACTGTTTCTTGCCCTATAGAATCTTGTGTAACACCACTTACTGTACAATCATCGGTTACCTCTAAGTAATTTAAAACATATTTTTTATAAACAAATTTATTATTATCAAAAATAGTATTTCTATAAATTTTACCTGAATTATCACATCCTTCCATTATTGTAGTAGAAGGTATAACTTGTTCTATTAACTCTAACCAGTAATCACCGATTAAATCCATAAATTGGAATAGGTTATTATATGTGAGTTTTCCACTATATTGTTCCCCACAATTACTAGCTTTTAAATAAAGTTCATAAAATAATTTTAAAGTAGGATAACCACTAATAGTCTGTCTATTTTGTGCATTTATAAGATTACTTTGAACCATTTCATCAAATACCTCTTTAACTTTAATTTTAGAAGGTGGTTGCTCTAAGAAATCTAATGGATTTACACAAATTGTTTTATTTACGACTTCACATGTGACACCACTACTAGTCCCCGTAAATGAAGAATGTGTAGTGTTACCACAATGAGTACAATCACCTTGTCCATCATTTATTTCTCTCCAGGTACACCCACTAAGTGTACTATCCCAACTATAATTTTTATCTAAACCTAACCCATACTTACCTTTATTTGATAAAATTGTACTTAAATTTTTACAACACTCTTCTGTCATTCCCGAAGTTTGGTTGAATGTTTGTGCGGAAACACCACTAATAATATCAATTATTTCCCCACCACTGTAAGATGTTGACCCACTATATACGTATAAACCAAATAGTGATATAGTACCATCACCTTCCTCTACAATTAATCGTTGGTCGTTATTTAAATTTTCTCTATCACCAATTACTATAGTTTGTGTGTTACAATCATTGTTCACAATTAAAATTTCTTCACTACTACCACCTTTTTCAATTAAATCCCAATATCCCGCATTTATTGAGGAAGGATAATCTGCAGTTAAATTATAATACTCTTCTTTTATATGTTCTACTATGTTTTCTAACTCACCCTTATAAATTCCACAATCACCTAACATAGTACCTGTAGATGTACCGGATAATGATAAACTATAACTTTCAGAAGTACCACCAGTATATAAAAATTCTCCGTCATATGTCACACTATCTCCACTACTACAAGGAGAAGGACATTCATCACAATCAATATTTTTCCAAAAATTATAAACGTCACATTCAATCGACTTAGAAGGGTCTATTTGGAATGCTGCGGACTTAGAGTTAATAATTAAGTCTGAATGATTAAAATCATATTCTGTATATCTATATTCTAAGTTTTGCCATAATCTATTTTGTGCAGTTATTTGTAATGGAGTTGAACAGGTTACTTCATTTTTTTGACATTCCCCATCAGGTAAATAACTAACTGGGGTTATACTGTCACCAACATATACCCAAGATTTTCTATTGTCTATAACACAATTCAATTCTGGTAACCCATTACCTTCTGTATTATTAAAAGGTAATATATCATATGTTTTATAATTAATTTGTATATTATCTAATAATAAACACACATTACATTCATATTGTTCTAACATAAATGATAAGAAAAATTGTTTATCTGGATACGCACCATTTAAATTTTCTATAACACTTTGTGGTATTTTTAATTCAAAATTTTGCCACTTTGGTTCGAAAACTGCGTCTAACCCACTATATCCTTGTTGTATTAAAGCGACAGTTATAGAATCTTCTAAAAGATTACTATAATATTGAGTCCCGTCAATAACTACTCCACTATAATTTTGTGGTATAAATCTCCATATTGGGTTACTAACATCCATAATCGGTAATGTGGTGAGATTGGTTACAATATCGTTTTGTGGGATACTACCCACAGTATTATTATCTACCTCCACATTAAAACTAAGTTTAAGTTCGTCCATATACTCAAATGCCGTTGCCATTTTACTTTGGATAGAAGATAAATAATTATTATATCTTTGTAGATACCATTGCTGATATAGGGAATCAGTTTCATAATAAACACTACTTCTTTCAACTTTTAATTGTTGTAGAAGTTGCTGAACTAATAACAATGTTTCTGTACAACACACTGATTGTTTAATATCACCTAATTCATTTTCTAAATTACTTTTAACGTCTTTAATATTAATGAGTATTTCTTCTTTGTCTTTTTCTTCTAATTCTAATTCTGTTTTAATTCTTTTTTTATCACCAACTATTTTAGTAATTTCTTTTTCTATTTCTTCTTTCTTAATTCTTAATTTATTCTCTACATTTTTTTGAGTATTAAGAATTCTATTAACTTCTATTTTTTGTGGTGTAGATAACTCAGTTGTATTACCATTTCTAATAGTGTTACTCTCTACATTTAATATTTTCGCGACGATATCTACATTCTTTTGAATATTATTTTCTTGTTCCGTATTCACCCTTAATTGTTCGTTCTGAGTACTTATATCTTCACAAAATACAGTAGATTGTAATTCATCTATATTCCTTAAAGTAAAATCATATTCAGTGGTTAGTCTATCTTTAGTAACTAAATCATTATTACTCCTAGCTTTAGTTATTTCATCACTAATTACATTACTCTTTACACAGTTTTGGTATAACTCTTGATATTTTTTTAATTCTTGACCTAATTCTAACCTTTTTCTTTCTACACATGTATTATATGCAGTAAACACTACGTCAGGATTATCGGATACACCATTAGTTTCTTTTCTACAAAACTCGTCTACATTATAATTTTGTATTAATTTAATTTGATCTTGGTATAAATTACAATTTATTTTAGGTAAATTTTCTTCTTTTACCGAATCCATTGCTATTCTTATTTCCCCAATGTCATTGATTTGTTTTTCAACATTTCTTAATTCATGTTCTTTAAATGAATATTCCGTTTCTAGTTCTTCTTCACTTTTTCTACTATCTTCTTTAATTCTTTCTTTATCTACCTCTTCTTTAATTCTTTCTTTATCTACCTCTTTAATTAAATCACCTATTTTTTCATTTCTATCCACACATATAGTCACTTGACTTTCCATTAATGTTAACTGATTAATTAATCTCCAATACTCTTTTAAAATTTCACTATAACCACCTAATTTTTTAGGTACTAATAGTGCACATACTTTTTCTGTTGTTATAATTTTATTAAAATCATCACAATAATTTTGTCCCTCAAATATTTCGTAGTTAACACACTCCTCATTTAAAATTTTTTGTACTTCTAGTGTAGATAACATAAGTTTTGATGCAGTAGTTTTAAAATCATCGTCTACCCATAAAGGAACGTTAGTTGAATTTACCCCTGATTCATATATTTCTTTTAACGTTGATTTAAAATCATTTTTAATAACTCTAACATGTTCATCATTCAAATTACCCCATACCTTTTTATCAATATATGCTCCACCATATGCCGTACAACACTCTCCATCTTCAATCGTTTGTTGAATACCCGGTGTTTGCCATACTTGTATATTATTAGTGTCCCAATAAGGTATTAAATTAGGTATTCCGTCTTTATCCGGTTTAGTTAAATCTAAAGATTCTTCTGTGTTGGGTATAATGTCCGTATCAATATAAAGTACATTTTTTTGTAATATATTTTTAAACTCTTCCGATTGTGTGAAAACTATAAAATTTCTACAATCTAAATTATAGATACTATTATTATATAAATCTAATGGTATTGGACAAACTTCAATACCCGCACAATTAATAAGTGATTCTGCGTCATATTTAATCATATAATCAAACTTAATAGTAATCTCATTACTTTCAGTATTTTCAGGTAGGAAGAACCCATCTGAACCATTACTACCAAAGATTAATTTTACATCTGTTATCTGATCACATGGTATATGAGTAGGTTCAATACAAGCATCAAATGTGGCACCATTAGTAAAACTATTAGGTTGTCCATTATATGGTACAAGTTCATTGGTTGTAGGATTTATCAAGAATTCCCCAAAGGCGTAACCCTTACTTAAACAACATTCCTTATAAATGTCCGCACCACTCTCAGAAGTTGATTCCCAATTCAATATTGAGTTGTTATTTCTATCTACAGGTGTAAATGTTATTCTACCATACTGATCAACTGACGAAAATTTCCAATTAGTAATATCTTCTAAATCAGGATCCCCAAATGGTGAACCAAAATCCGTAGTTACTTTGTCTTCTGAATTATCTTTAATTGATTTATTATAAACACCTTTCCTATCTTTTATTACACTTATTTCATCCCCTTTAGTGGTAACCGCATTTAAATTACTTCCTGGAACATATTTAGTATACCCTTTTTCTAATGCTGGTTGAATGGTTCTTGTGTTTTTAACGTTTAATTTTTGTTTTTGAGAAGATAAATCAATTTTTCTCTGTTCTAAATTAATATTTTCTAACCGTAAATTAGATTTTTCTTTGTTAGTTAAGGTTCGACTATTTTCTATTTTTTTAGATACGTCACTCTGTTCCTTATTAATATTTTCAATTTCTTTATCAATACTTTTAGTTGGGTTGTATAAATCACCTTTACCCCCTTTTCCTGGTTTAGAACTAGGAGATGTACTTTCATTTGGTTTAGTTATAGTATCATCAGGTATCCTTTGATTTCCTCTACAATAAACTACACTAACAACAGTACCATCCTCTTGTGATATATTTACATAATAATGATCATATCCATAATATGCACAACACTCTTCACTAGAAATTAAAGTTGTGGATTTACCATCACAATCAATAGGTTTAAAATAATTAGAAAAACCTTTTACTTTCCTCCCTGCTCTTACTTCTGCAAGATATTTATCCAAAGCATTTTGTGGGTTGTTCTCACTACTTTGGTTAAATGATTGCTCGTAATTAGGGTAAATAACCCCTTTATTATTTTTAACATAATTTATTGCGACTACCCCTTCACTATCTAAACCAACACCTGGTGTGTTAGGTATGTAACCCACAGGTTTATTATTTTTATCATAAACAACGTATGGAGATTGATCATTAGTAATTCTAGTAACATATTCAGTATTATTAGATTTTGTTTTAAATCCAAAATAATATTCTCCAGCTTCTGTTAATTGAAAACACCCAGAAATCTCATTACTTTCACCAATACCACTTTCTAAACGAAGTCTGGTAGTACAATCTTTAAGAAATGATATTCTACTTTCCACAGAATCAAATCTTACGCTATTAGATTGTTTAACACATTTTTCTTCATACTGTGGTACGGGTTTATTTGATGGTCTAATTTCTATTATATTATCAGGTACTGCATTTACTCCTTCTATTTCCCACACAACTGCCTCACCGGTAGTATTGATTGGTTTACCTATACATGGGGCTTCTTTAGCACAGAAAAATGAATTTTGTCCCTTTTGATTTATATAAGAAAAATAATCTCCACCTGCCGCAACACAACATCTAGGAAAAGAATCAAAGTTTACTTGATTCCCATTTTCATCCGTAAAATAAATTAATCCACCGTCTTCGACCATATTATATTGTTCACAAGGATTTTCAATAACTTCAATATTCTCACAATCAAAATTAATACAAATTTCTAAGGCATCATTATCATCTCCATTTCTACTACTAATCTCTTTATTTAAGTTATTTTTTGCAACTATATAGTTTTGTTGTACCCTAAACCATTCAGGAGAATATATTAGGTCACAATTTTCTTTTATTAACTCTACCCACTGATCATATTCTTCTTTTGCCTGAATACATAAATCTTGGAATATAGTAGTACCACCAGATATTGGGGGTGAGGGTACAATGGAAAAATCAACCTCAATACCTTCTGTAATAATTTGATTATTCAATGGGTTAATAGGTGTGATATATAAAATATCATTATCTGTAGTACCATTAATAAACCCATCATTATAATTAATAAACTGATTTTGGTAAATTGTGTTCCCTGTTAAGGTAATATAATTACTGGTAATATCATTAGGGTAAATAGATGTATTAAATTGATTCATGTAGAAAGAACCACGATCATAAGGTCCTTCATGTGAGTTATTACCTTCAGTTATATCTATTGGTGGATTTAATCCACCGGTTTCTCTATACCAACCCCCTTCTTTTTGAAACCAAGTGGTGTCATAGATAGGATTATTTGCCGAATCAAAACCAATTAAGACTCTTTCTCCATTAGGTGTAGGTAATGGATACCCATCACTATCAAATGGTAAATCTTTTAAATCAGAACTTCCTGTGTAAACATATAACATACTCTTAAGTTGGGCTATATTTACTGGTTTATCCGCAATCACAATATGTTCATCGAAATTAACTAAGGATTCAGGTGCCCCAATAAATCTAAATAAAAATTCTATCGCTTTTCTCGCACCTTTACTTTTCCATAACCACGCGACATTTAAAATTAATCTCCTATATAACTCTATATCTATTTCTTCCAAACTAAGGTTAGTGGACGTACCACTCATTAAACCACCACCATTACTTGGTAAAACATTTTTCAATATATTTACATCAGTTAAGAAATTAAACTCACCAAACCCTAACATATTAGCTAAGTCTTTAACTAAACTGTCTGGCGTATTATTTTTCTTATCGTAAGTTATAACGTGAGCAAATTTAATTCCATCGATGTATTTTTTAACCTCATCGAATTCTACCCCATATATTCTTAATAGTTTAGTTGCCTTTGCACCATCTAATTCTAAATCTTCTGATCCATCACCTGATGGTATTGTATCAAACCCGGTGATAACTTCCGCAGTGTATTTTCTTTTTATAATATCGGTTTTAAATTTATCTAACTCCTCACCAATAGAAATTATATTGTTAAGATATGTTACATAAAGACCATCAAAGAAGTTTAAATTATATCCATCACTAAGTATAGGAAATGATAATTTTTCATCACTATATACAATTACACCTTGATTAGTTTCTTTAGGGGTGCTAAAAGTGGCAGTATAAATAGGGTAGACATTTCTATTTAAAAGATTTTTTTCTAAGTTATTTAACCCAGAAAAGAAATTTTCACACTGTATCTCATTAGGTTTAATAAAAAATGGTATAGAAGCATCTGTTACCCCATTTAAAAAAGTAAACTGAGAAAAATTTATACCTGTTATTTCAGGAAATGGATTTCCATCCACTACTACCCTAATTATTCCATTTGTGGTAGTTGTAGAACCAGTTAGTAGTTTAATTTTTTTACTTATACCATTATGTTCTACAACATAATTTTTATAATTTAAAGTTAAATTTCTTAAAGGGTTAGACGTGTCTTCATCAGAAGTATTTATCCTATCAACTGTGTGGGTAATATTAAAAGGGTTACTAAAATAATTGGTGTTGACGTAAAATGTAGATTCATCACTTAAATTATTATAACTATAATTAGTGATATTATTACCACTCACACTTCCAATAGTATTCTCAACATAAATAGCTGCAGGAAAGTATTCATTTATATATTCTAAAGATACTCTAATTTTTTCTTCTGCTGAACCATAAAGTATATAACTTAAGGGGTCGGTTATATCTAAATTTAACCCCGCTTTTTGATTTTTTTGTACTTTTACACTTATCTTTTGCCCATCATCTAAATCATCTAAACTAAAAAAATTAGAGTACGTTCCTTGATTATAAGTTTTGTTTAATTTAGGACTTAAATTAGTAGTAACTTTAAAATTACCCAATGTAAATAAAGGTGTACCCCCTTCATTAGTTAATTGTAATCCTACTAAATCATCACTAAAATCCCTATATTCTATACCACCATCAAAAAATTTTCTTTTGGCATAACCAGTTACTTTAATAACTTTATTAGAGTTGTTATTAGTTTGATTATTATTTTGATTGTTCTGTGGCATCCATATTAATACTATACATCTGTTATATCACCAAATTCTTTACTAAAATCTGGGTTTTCTAATTCTTCTCTAACCTCATATAATGGTTTACCGGTGAATTGATCTTTGATTTCAAATAATACATATTGTTTATAAATTTCATCGTCAAAGTTATATATGGTATAAATACCATCATCTAAAGATTTTGTTTGGTTTCCATAAAGTGCATATGCCAAAGTTTCGTCATCATATTCTACCATTTCTACTTCTACCATAATTGGGTTGAAGAATGTATTAGTAATAATAATTTCTTGTCCTGGTTCACCAATATAGGGTAACACATCTGGTTTAATTGACGGTGCTGAGGATGGAGTTAATGTACAAAAAACTAAATCAGAACTATCATCAAAAGAATATGATGCCACTTGTGCTGAAGCATTACTTAAGTTTTCTGATACCGACAATACTCTATTATTGGATGTAATTATTCTAAATAAATTTTGCATCTTTTGTTGTGGGCTATTAGTATTAGTACTAAGATATTCAATTCTATAACCCACTAAATTTCCATTTTCAAATTTAACTTTATCTGACCCATCAATATTAGGGTCATTAATTTGTAAAACAACCCCTATAATATCAGGGCTGCTAGATAAAACCCCACAAGCTTGTATTGTGGTTCTAATTTGTTTAGGTCTTATAATAATGTTGTAAAAACCTTTTGCGGTAAATTCGTTAGTAGGTAATTTAAGGGTATATGCACCACCTAAAATTTCACTCCCATTGTTTGGGTTATTGGTTGGTACTAGTACTTGTGTAGGGTCTAAACTTAATAAAGGGTTATCACTACTATTATTACCTCTGGTAGGACTAAAAGAATATAATATTTCTACGTCCTCTACCGATACATCTGCCGGTCTTATTGTTCCATAATTTCCTGTTGCCATAATTAATTTTTTTTATGTTCTTATAAATCCTCCCCTATTTGTATCTATATCATTAGTTGTCTTTATTTCACATAATAAAGCATGTCTTTCAAAAATGTCTGCTACACCTCTATTAATAAATACTTCACTCTCAACTTCTGGTTTAAAAACTAAACCTAAATATTCTTCTTGTTTTGTTAATGCGGATAATGTTACATTATCTGGGGTTAAACTTCCCAAATCGGTATAAAATTCTGTTTTTAAATATCTTTGTAAATTACCATCCACGTCTGTTGTATTTACATATTCATTTAAAAAAGTAATAAAATGAACACCTGTGTTATTTATATCATTTTTATCTGCATTTAAAACGTAATGGATTTTTTCACTATCTTGATTAATTACCCCAGTAAAAATTAAATCTGAATTGCCTGTCATATCTAAATTATTGACATATATTGGGTTACCTGTGACAGGATCCACCCTATAAGAGGATACATTTGGTAATTTGCCGTCATCACTTGTACCTTTAATTCTTATAGAGGAATTTAAATAAAATGATAAAGGTGCTGATGGAAATCTCCCATAAGTAAAAGAATTAAAATTACCCAAATCAGTCGGTCTTTGAGTAAGATAGGGTAATGCGGGTTTAAAAGGTGCGTCAGTAAATATTCCCTGATCATCCATTTTTTGAGTTAAAAATAAATTTAAGTTAATAGTTTCATTAAATATATTTCCATAGGTATTATTAGATTCCCTACTCACATAATTTTCTATACATCTTTTTAATCTTACTATATCCATTAGTTACCTATGTTTGGTTCTATTTGCCAAAAAGTTAAATAAGGCAAATCTGATAATCCACTTTGTGGATTTAAATTTATTCCTCCCGGTCCACCATTAAACGCGGTTTGTTGGGAATTAGGCTCAAATCTATATTTATAAATACCATTATCGTTTTTTAATACAACTTTTAAAAATTTATTATCATTAATTTCATTAAAACTCAATGTATTATAATTAACGGTTTTTCGAGAATAATGTAATGTAGATTGACCATTACCTGCGTTTTGATAGGTGACTTCTAAATATACAACGTACTCTTGATTAGGGGCATTATCCACTAAATCTTGAAACCAATAAAAATAAAATCCTTCATGTACGGTTTCTGGTTCTAATGTGGCATCACCTAACACAAAACTAACGGGACATTCATTTTTTGATAAAACAAACCCATATTCATTTTTTTGGTCATTTAATATCTGTGTGTAGATATTAGTAGAATATATTAAATTATTAGGTAAATCTTTAGAGTCATAATAATTAAATCTAACAAAACTATTTATCACCCTATCCGTTCTACAAAACAAATCATCAAATCTAAACCCTATATCACCATAAGATGACGCACCATTATAACTAGGGGGGTTACTATAAAAATAACCGTTGGATTTCTCACTGAAAAAATTCATATTAATTTTAAATTTTCTTATAATATTCCAATTATTATCTGCCGGAAAAAACCTTACTTTTTTGTAATCAATAATAGGATTAATACTTTTTTCTTTTTCATCATCAATTAACTTAGTTTTAATTAACTCTGTATTATCCACAGGGGTAAAATCTAAATTAATATTTAAATCTATCGAAGAACCAGATATTGTTATATCCCTAATTGGTATTTTATATTTATTAACAGTCATCAGTAATATTTTGTTTTTCTAATGATGAATAATCAACGCATCCTCCTGGTGTATCTCTCTCACCCAATTCATATTCCCCCGAATATGTTATAAATCTTATATCAACAATTGTAGGTTGTAAATTAGGGTCTAATAAATTAACCGGTGCTGCCCCTGGTAATATACTCATTAAATCTTCTACACTATAATCGTAAAAAGTGGGTTCACCTACCAAAGATAAAAATTTATCTTTCTCAGAAGGTAAATTAACTTCTTGTGAGGTAAAATTAACATCACATGGGGGATCTTGTCTATACAAATAAAAAGTATTGTCTAAATATATATAATGTGCACCACTCTCAAAAGGATACTCAACACCCCTACCATTACCGTCAATAAACCCAATTTCTAATAAATCTCTCCATCTAAAAACTTTAGATTCTTTTGTTAAAGGCCTTGTTTTTAAAATTCCTGTAGGTAAACTCTCAGTATTTGCAGAAAATTTTAAATGTGAATAATCAGGAATATTTAAAGTATTTTGTGTATCACCCTCTTCAATATAGTCAGAAAATTCTCTAATTGTTATTGGTGTATGGGGATTATATATGTAACCTTCTCTTTTATCTACTTTATTAGAATCAATTAAATTTAAATTTTGTCTATAAACAGTGTTTATTCTGTGAAATACCTTTTCTAACACAATTTCCGTCAATAAACTTTCATTATATTCTACAATATCATTATCAAAAATTTCATTACTTTCATCTAGATTAGTAAAATAAACTTGAGGATAATTAGGATCACCATTTGGATAATTAGAACTAAAAGCCCTTATATTATAATTAACATTAACATTTTGTTCTGTGTCGTAACCACCCGCAATAGGCATCCAAAACCTATTTTTTATTTTATTTGGTAAATTATTTTGTTTATTTCTCCAATAGATGTTACTCATAGAAGAATAGTCACTATCATTATCATTTTTAACAATAGTGAAAAATAATTCACTTAAAGGTCTCCCTAAATTATCTCTTAACCCCTCCACATCTATATCTTTTTTAAAATAAAACCCCGCTTTTCTATCATCAAAATAATTAACTCCGTAAGCGGCAGGATAAATATCATAATCTTTCTCTACGTCTGTTAGTGATTTTAATCTTCTTACATAATATTCCGACTCTACATCATCAATAACCCTTTTTATGGTAGATGTTCCTAAATTTAAATCTATATCATTAGGATTAATATCAATTACAAATATTCTATTTAAATTATTGTTTTGTTGATCACCTAACTTAGTTACTATAAAATTTCTATCGTTTAAGTATAATCCATTATTAGTGTTATCTACAAAATTATAAAGTTTAACTTCATCTTCTACCTTTAATTTATGATTAATAGGTGTTTTAAAATAAACATAACTTCTATTATTAATTATGACCTTACCTTTTTCGATAATTTGTATTCCATCTTTTAAAGAAATACCATTATTATTTTCTACTAAATTAATATCTCTAGTATCAAAGGGATAGGTAATTTTTAATAAATAATTTTGTTTTCCATCATCATCAATCATTAATAGTCTATTATGTCCAGGTTCAAAAGTTTTAAACTGACATATAGAAGATTCATTATCATTTTGGATTTGTGCCTCATCTGTATCAGGCGGTTCATAATAACCATACCACCCATCATTAACAAAAATACTATTAGCGGGTATTATTTTACCTGATATATTAGGGGTAATATTATTTGGTGTGGTTTCATTAACTAACCTAACATTTTCATTGTATAAACCATTACTAGCCATAGTATTTAAAGTACCATAAAACCTATACGTAGTACACTCTCTTCTTTCTTTTTCAAATTGTTCGTAACTATTAACTACTGTTTGTTCATTACTTAATGGTATAATTTTATTACTATTTTCTAAATTTAATGGAACATGTGAAGTTACATTTACCGATCTAACTGATTTTTCTTTATTTAATAATATTTTATATTTTTCGTCCATTATCTATAAATATTTTCTAACTGATTTTCATAAAACCATCAGCATTATTTCCTAAAGGACTATAACTCATATAAACATTATATGTCCCTATTTGTAATATATCGAATGTAAATAATACAGTTTCATTTTCGTTTGCGATTGTTTGGATGTCTGCACCACTATTGGTTACATTTTGTCCTCCAGGCCCTAGTGAAGAAGTTTGTCCATACTGTGAAATAACACTAGTAGAGACAGGATTACTTGTACCATTATCATAAATATTAAATATTCCTCCACCTTTTGAATATGCAGATGTAGGTGTAGACCCACCAAAGATTTCAATTTGTATTTGTGCTGGAACTGATGTAACAGTTATAGTTGTAGGACTTATTTGCCCAAATGAATTAGTCTGATTAGTAGAGTAGACATTAGTATTTCCAACCGTTGTAATACCATTTACTGTGTAATCACTTAAAGGGCCTGCAGCGCCAACCATATTACTTATTAAATTACCAAAACCACCAAAACCTCCACCAGCACCTAAACCACTAATTAAACCTGTACCTATTGTAACAGACACATCATTACTAGCACTAGTTTCAGTGGCACTTGCAATTTGTGCTTCTCCTAAACAACTTCTAAGTACAGTAAATTTATTTTGTTCTATATTTCTGAAATTTGGTTGATTATAAGTATTTTGTGAGGCAGCTTCATTATTTCCTAAACCTTGTAAGGTTACCTCACTTATAATATCTGCGAAATATAATGAAACTAAACGATGTAATGCAGTTTTACCCGGCACTAACCCAAAGTAATGATAATAAGGGGTTTGGGAGGTACTGTACATCACACCATATTTATTAGGTATATTTTTATTATCAATATCTGACTCTGTAGGGAATTTAAGTAAAGTATCTGGTGTACCACCATTCCATCCCGCACCATAAAAATATTGTCCGTTTGATTTTAACCCACATCTATCTCCTGTTATAAATTCATCACCATCATTAATTGTTTCAGGATACGTTGTATTATCTATTATAAATTGCATATTACTACTCAAGGTAACAGTTGGGTATGTTTCATATAGATTATCAAATTCGTTAGAACCAGGTCTCATATAATTTATATTTAAGTTATTATCAGTATAAGTACTAAATCTTCTACAGAAATAATCCCTAGTTTGATCATCATGATCATAATATGTAAAACAAGGTTGTATTTCCATACCTAAGTCATTATCATCAATTAAATCAACACCCACCTGAGATTGTACCACACCTGCAGTTGTATTTAAACAATTAATTTTTGCACAACCAAAAGAAACATACGCCCTTAGATTTACTACACCATCTTTTTCCTCAACATCTGTTACCGTTTGTGGGTTAGTACCTGTCATTTTATATTTTAAACCTTCCTCACTAACTTTAAACGTAGTAGGCTCTAATTCACCAATAATAAAAGGTACGTCATCTATATCACAATTAACAGAACTACCCATCTCAACCAAATCGGTTGGAAACATTAAGTTAGCCTTATAAAATTCTCCATTAGTTATCTCATTAAATGCTGGATCACCTTTTTTAATAAGTGATGCATAATATATAATACCGTCTTCCCACTTTACTATACCGTGACTTATATTCCTATCATTATATTGTTCATGCCCATAACATTTACATTGGTTTGTACAACCTTGTACTCCCGAACTACATGGTGATACACAACCAGTATCAGGACAAACACTATTAGGGTTAATTGTATATGTACCATCTTCTGATGGTCCATCTTGTGTTTCAAAAGGATTACCATCAGGATTATTATCTGGATCATTAACATCTGTTGGTAAACAACCTATATTATCTCTAAAGTATTCTTCTTTTTCTACTCTATAAACAGTGTTACATTTATTTTGATGGTGACCGTGACCACCTACATTTTCCCAACCATCTATTCCTGTAATTGGATCTTCTACTTTAATATATTTAGGTTTACCATGTATTCCAGGAAACTGTTTGGTGGTTTTAATATCATTCATCCTAATAGTTATTCTACTATTATTTTGTAAAGCTTGTTCGACTGCCGGATCACTAAATCTTAATGTACAACCATTCATCCCACTATCTTTACCCCTAAATTTTAATTCTTCTTTAGCCGAATTTAACGCAATTGCTTGTGCGGCAGATGCATTTTGATTTGCAACATTTTCACCATACCAATTAGTTACATATCTATAACTCCCTCTTAAACTAACTTTACAACCACCTACTGTTATATCTGCCTTTTTACTAACAGTATTATTTTTAACTATAATTCTATATCGAGTATATGTAAGGGGTTGTTGGTAATTAGGTCCACAATCATAATCACAAAATTTATCCTTTTTAATTTGTCCCCTACCTTTTTTTCTTTTTCTTACTTTATACTTTCTTTTTATTAATGGGAAATAAAGTGTACCACTTACCCAATCATTAAAAAACTCAAATTGTAACATATTTAAAAAGTTAGCAACTCCCTCTAATTTACAAGCCACCCAATCTCTAATTTGTGGTGTAGTCCATCCCGAACATTCTTTACAACTAAATAATTCCACATATGTTTCATTACATTGGGCAGACGCGAAAGGACTTCTAATACAAGAAGGTCTGAATGGTCCTGTACTCGTCTCTTCTGGACATTTTAAAGAAATTAAATTAACTTTACCGCAACATTTACCACAACAATCTCCCGCACCAACATTTTCAGTACATTTATTATAACTTTTAGGTGAATTATATGGTAAATTGTTACCAGCGTCATTTTTCATACAACTATGTTGTTGAGCGACATTTCCGGGGGCACAAACATTCTCACATTTTTTACATAAAAAGCCCGCAAAAATACATTTACGTTTAAAACATATTCTCATTTTTAAAATTAAACATAATGAACCCACACACCAACTAATTAGAGTCTTTTGGATGACGGGGTTTGCACAGGTTGAACTGAAATTACCACTAGTATTGGAAAAATCGAATGTTATACCACACAATATGGTTACGTTACAAAGTGCCGTAACTAAACCATTAATAATATTTATAATACCATTAATAAATGCAATTACAATAGCAATAAATTGTAATATTACACATATAATAGTATATATTGGATTTATTTTCGTAAATAATCTATTAATAGGGAATTTATTTACCCCACCACCATCTAGAATCTTTTTGATTCCTATAAAGTTTCTATTCCTATCTCTTTTATTAGACTGATATCTCCCAATGAATTGTTTAACTGTGTAAACTTTTTTCCACCTTAATGTATAAAACTCTTTAAGATAATTATATTGGTTAGAGGTGTCTGCAGAATAAGGTGTATTTTCAGTAAATGTTGAGAGTTGTTGATTTATTTGGAACGGTTGTTCTTCCTGCATTTCTTCTAAATCATAATTATCGAATTTATAATTACCCGTTAAATTAGGAACTAAAAAATTTGCCCTTTGTCTTAATCGTTTATCTTGACTCGTAGCATCCATACTAATTCTAAATCTAAAGTCTGCTTCAGTTGCAATACCTTTTATACCATCAGGACTAGGAACTAAATTACCAAACTCATCTGTTACTACTTTTCTTAGATTCATCGGTAATTGCATTGCAAAAGTACCATTATCATCTATGGCATCCTGTGGTACGTCATATTTTTCAATGTCCCCCTCCATTGTTCTATATATCGCTTCCACTTGACCACCACCGGTAATCATTTCATTCATCTGACCGGTTTTTTTTCTAGGTCGACAATTTTTGTTTACTGAATCTTTTTCATCGTCAGATAAAACACTACCAAAAAACATGGCAGTAGGTATTAATTCTAAAGAATCAATACTTATATCTTTTCTAGTAATACCCAATACCCTACCAGTACTTAAACTATCACACCAAAAAGGTTCTACTTGAATGTTTAAATTTGCACTAATTACTTGAGTTAAACTATCTAAATTTCTACTACTTTTATACTTAAAAGGAGAGGCAAATTGTTCTTTAGGTATACCTTGTTCTATTAATTCATAAGGTCTAGCAGAGATGAAACCAATATCACTAACATCCATATCATAATGAAGAAGTTGATTTCCCGTAGGTACACCAAATAAAATAAAATCACCAGACTCGTTAGTGGTGGTAGTATATTTATAATACCTCTCATAAACCTCTAAATTAGTCTTATCATCTAAAATACTAATTTTATCCGGAAAAGTACCAACGGGGGTATGACTTAATTTTTGTTGTGTATCAGGTAATAAATTATATCTTATACCGTTAACGTTTTTTTCATCGGGTGTAGGACTATCATACGGATATAATTGTTCTACAATAGGATTATCTGAATTTTTTGGTATAAATATGGATACCTTTACATTTGGTACACCAAAACCGTTATTAATTATTACTCTACCCGCAACAACTCCATGATTAGAACAGAAATTCCCATAAACATCCGATTGTTTTATTTTTAAACTTAGAATCTCTAATAAGTCAAAATCTTGTTTAAGTTCGACTTTAACATATTTATCCTCTCCGTTTGGTGTTGTTCTTATACGAACAGATTTCGACATAATTATTTTTATTCATTTTCTTCGTTATTTTCTACAACCCCCACTTCTTCAAACATCTCTGAGGTATAAACAGGTGTACCCTCAAACTCCTTTTCTCTTTTTTGTCTTTGAGCATTATTTTTAGTTACTATAATTTTTTCTTGGGTTTTTCTCATATTACCTCTCCAGTAATTTGACCATTTATTTCTTATTTTATCAAACCACACTGGAGTAAACATAGTTAAAATTAATTGTAAACTTAATGCACAAAGAATAAAAGGTAATGCCGCAATTATAACTATAACGGTAGTTAATTTTAAAATTATATTCATCTCATTAAATTGTCCGTTAGCAATTTTATCAGGAACTAACTTTATTTCGTTACCGTTTGAGTTATCATAATCTTCATTTTTTTGTTTACATGTGTTACATCCCATAATTTCTTTTTTTTTAAAACTAATTCATAATAGTAAAAAAGTAACTATTTAAACCTTACTTTTATATCTCTATTTGGGTATTTTACCTCAAACATTGCGTCTGGTTCACCGAATAATGTATAATCATCTGAAATATCTATTTGTTTAGATGCATCGTCAGAATACGGTTGGGATATTTCATTTAATGAATATTCTCCTCCAACTTTATTGAATATTTTAATGTCTGTTACGTTTAACACACCACCTACATTGTTAATATTTTCAATTAATTGTGCTAAATAAACATTTTGTCCCATTTCCCACTTATCAATATCAAAATATTCTTCTACCGATTCTATTACATCAGTCATAATTTCCCCTTTAGATGTAGTTTTATCAGTAAAAACGGATATCTCAAAAGAAAGATTTATAATTCTTCCATCTTTAATGGTAACATAATCATTTAACATCCTATAGTTTGATAGGTATTCTGCAATATTTTCTTTTAATGTATCAGTAGATTGGTTAGTTAATTGACTATTTTCATTTAATGCCAATATTGTAACATTCACTTTATTTCTTTGTTCCCATACACCGGTTCTAAAAGGAATACCAAACTTACCAGGCATTAAACTTATTCTAGATAAATAATCTTTTATTGTAACACACCTATTTTGTGCTGCAAAATTATATTTAACTAATTGCCTTATTTCATTTAAGGATGGTTGTTCTTTTCCACCAATAGCAGGTATTGGATTATTAGAAGTTAAACTATTTTTAACATTTAAATTAATGGTTGCATCTTCACCAGGAGTTATAATAAAAACATCACCTAATCCCTTCAAAACATTCGGTCCAACATTACTATCTGCACCACCACCAATTCTATATTTAATATACATAGTTCTCCCAGGAACGGGTATCACACCCAATGAGTTATTATTAACAAAATTACCTATTTCATTTATTTGTCCTCTACAACCAATAAAATCATTTAATTCTGATGTATCAATCTCTCCACCACCAAAAGTCATTTTACAAAATCCATTATCAGTATATTCGGACATAAATCTTTGTGGTATATTTTTCCATCTTCCTGGTAATATACCTTCAGTGGTAATTGGTGTATTAGGGTCTTCTATAAATTTTTCTGCTTCTGCTAATGCACTTACTTCATAATAATTATTACTAAAATCTGTATAATCTTTAAGTGTTGGTGGTGTAGTTAGATTAGTACCCTCTAACGTAATAATATTTTCAATAGAAATAACATTATCTTCTGGTAAAATTATTTCCAAGAAAGGTTTATAATCTGGTCGAGCAATAACTCTCTTATATTCTTTAGTGATTCCATTAATAACCAAAGCTTGTTTAGTTAATTCATAATTATCTACACCACCCGATTGATTAAACTTCGGTACTATTGTTCTATTAGGGATACCACTACTACTAAAAGGGGACGCAAAGTCTAAATCTGTTGGTAACTCAAATACCTTCCCAGCACCAGTAACTTGTGTACCTTTTAAAAGAATAGGTGCATAATTATAATCCGGTCCATCACCATCTTGTTCATCAACGGGTACTATTACAGATAAATTAACAATTGTTATGCTAGGTCTGTTACCCGGTATTTTTAAACCAAAAGTTCGTGCTAATTCTAATAACGAAGATCTTTCTTGTGCATAGTTTATTTGTGTTTCATTAAACATCCTATCTGTGTGGAAAGATAACATATCGCCCACCGCAGCGTTTAATTCTAATAACATCATACCAACAGATGCATCATTGAAATCTGAAAACACTTCAGGATAATATTGTTGGATGAACCCAATTAATTCTGCCCTTACTTCTGCAAAATTTCTACTATTGTAATTTACTTTCTTTTTCATAATTAAAGTGTTATCTCTAAAATATCGGAAGATGCGAAAGTACCATCTATAACCGTATATTTTAATTCTACTATTATTAATTCTTCTATTTCATTTTTCTTAAAATCTATACTATCAACTACTAAATTTGGTATATACCTTTTTATTGTTTCATTTAAATTATCTTTAATTTCACTATGGGTAATATTATCATTAGGTTGGAATATAAACTTCTTCAAATCGCTACCGAAATCAGGCATATAGAGTCTTTCACCTTTATTAGTTAATAAAAGATGTAATAAATCTGCTTTAATTGCTTCTTTATCACTTTCATTTAATTTAAAGTAAAAACCCTTTTCACTATTCCTAAAAGGGAAATCAATATTTATATATCTTACATCTGCCATATGTATATAAATATTCTACAATAATTTTTTTAAAAGAAAAGGTTACATAAAAAAAAAAGGTATCAAAAAGACACCTTTTAAAAAATTATTTTTAATTAACTAATTAAGTGATTTCACATGCACCTCCGGCACAAGCTAACTCCCCACTTAAATTGGTTTCATCATCTTCCTCAATTACATTTGATAAATCTATCTCTGTAAGAGTTTTCATCATTTTTTCATAATCTTCTTTAGAACAGTCTTCAAAAGGGGCTTGTACATACGTACCACCATTATATGGTAAAACAGATAACCCATTGTAGTGTTCTCTATTATTCCACATCCATTCACCAGCCAATTCCCAATCTTCTTCTTTTAAAGATATAGTTGCGGATACATTATGCGAATTAGACCCACTATTATGTCCACCTTTAACCCATTGGGTTGCCACAGTTTTAACTCTTTCTAATAAATCAAATGGTGATTCAGTTCTTAATATAGAACCTTTAGGTGCTTTTTGTGGGATAGAAATGACTGCAGTATCATGACCTCTAAAATAATCATCCTCTATTAACTCACTATGATTAGTGGTTAAATAGTTATACATTGTTTCATTTTTACCAACCCTTACTCTTCTAATGTAATAATCATTATGCCATGCATGAATACCAGATGAAGTACCTAATGTTAATGATGTTGTTCCAGCAGGTTTAACAGTCGTAGTCCTAGCAGATTTATTAATACCTATCAATTTAGCTATTTTACTATTTTCTCTCTTTACTACTTTTGCCGCTTCTACCATATCATAACCTAATACTCTTCCCGAACCAATACCTGTCATACTAACACCAATTAATGCTTCTTTTTCAGTAGTTTCCTGCCAAATATCTCTTAAATAATGAAAATGAGTATAACCCGCCTGTAATGTTCCAATAAATGCGGCAGCCTTAACTCTTTCATTTAAATCTTCTTGTGATTCAATGTTAGATACATTAACCTCACATAAATTACAAAACTGATAAGGTCTTAACGCTATTTCACAACAAGGGTTAGTACCCCAATCTTTATCATTATTAAAATAGATACCAGGTTCCCCAGAACCACTCAATTCAACTCTTTTCCATAAATCTAAGAAAAATTCTTTAGTAATTTTATGTCTCATTAAACATGCTGAATTGTTAGATCTACCTCTTTGAGGGTTTGTCTCCCACCAATTTCCAGATTTACAACCAATCATTTCTTGATCATCTGCAGAAAACAAACTAATTAATGCTGCCCTTCTAATACCACCCGCCAATACTGCATCTGCAATATGACATACAATATCATGTACCTCTAAAGTAGTCAATTGATCACCATCTTCCTTTTCACTTAAAATACCAGTTATTTTTACAATACATTCTTTTAACGGTTGTGGTCCCGGTGCTTTTCCCCCGGATGTTACTAACCTCG